AATGGTGGTTGTAAAATACGAAAAATTTACTTCAAAACATGAGCATACAATTAAAAGCGGACAACGAACATCCGATACCAGATAGGCTTCAAACACAGAAAGCCCCTACCCCTGAAGAAGAACTTACTGTGGCTGAGAATACTGTAAAGTATCTTAAAAGCAGCGGGGCCCTGCCGGACGTTCAAACACACGATATTAGAAAAGCACAACAACTGTTTAAAGACTTCAGCCAGGTATCGCATAAAACATTAACACAGCCTGCTGTAGTATTAGCCCTGAGTGGCTATGTTAAAGAATATAGCAGTGCACTAATATCAGATGCCTCAGAAACAAGGAATCTTATACATAACAGACTTTTAGAAATAAGTGGTTGTGGTAACCCACGGTATGAATTAAAAGCGTTAGAGCTTTTAGGCAAAATGTCGGATGTGGGAGCATTTACAGAGAAGTCTGAATTGACAGTTACCCATAAGTCTGCAGATACTTTGAAAGGTTTGATAACTGATAAAATTCACAGGCTGTTGGATTTAGATGTAACAGATGCAGAAGTTATAACCGATTCGCTCGATGAAGAGTTAAAAATGTTAGAGGAGGATGATGGAGGAGCAGATAACTCAGACGGAGTTACAGAACTTCCTGAAAAAGATAGACACCCTGCCTGAATCACAACTGCAGGACTTATACCGCACTCTTTCTGAGTATGAACTTATAAAAGAAAAAGAAGGAGCGGAAAAGGACTTTCTGTATTTTGTGCGTAAGGTATGGCCGAACTTTATATATGGTCCTCACCATAAAAGGATGGCTAATGCGTTTGAGCGGGTGGCTAACGGTGAGATAAAAAGATTGATTATAAATATGCCTCCACGGCATACTAAGAGTGAGTTTGCTAGTTATTTATTACCAGCGTGGTTTTTAGGGAGGTATCCGGCTAAAAAAGTAATCCAGACCTCGCATACAGCAGAACTTGCGGTTGGTTTTGGTAGAAAGGTACGAAATCTTGTCGATTCTGAAGCGTATAAAGATATATTTCCAGGAGTTGGACTGCAGGTTGACTCAAAGGCGGCTGGGCGTTGGGCTACCAATCAAGGAGGGGACTACTTTGCTATCGGTGTTGGAGGTGCTGTTACGGGTAAAGGTGCGGATATCCTCATTATTGACGACCCTCATTCGGAACAAGAAGCGACATTAGCCGAAACAAGCCCTGAAATATACGATAAAACCTACGAATGGTACACATCTGGACCAAGACAGCGTCTGCAACCGGGCGGAGCCATAGTAGTTGTGATGACAAGGTGGTCAAAAAGGGACTTAACAGGTCAAATAATCAAAAATTCTGTGCAAAGGTCGGGTGAAGATTGGGAATTGATAGAGTTTCCCGCTATTTTGCCTAGTGGTAACCCACTTTGGCCTGATTTTTGGCCTATAACTGAACTAGAAGTGTTAAGAAATGAGTTACCTAACCCAAAATGGATGGCTCAGTACCAACAAAACCCTACATCAGAGGCATCTGCCATAGTAAAACGGGAATGGTGGAAGATTTGGGAAGAAGAAGACCCACCTGCATGTGATTTTGTACTAATGTCATGGGATACAGCGTTTGAAAAGTCTCAAAGAGCCGACTATTCTGCTTGTACTACATGGGGAGTGTTTTATAGAGATGGTCCAAACGGGGAACCACAACCTAACATAATATTATTGAACGCTTTTAGGGACAGATTAGAGTTTCCCGAACTAAAAAGAGAAGCCATAGACCAATATAAAACGTGGGAGCCTGATTCTGTTATCATAGAGAAAAAAGCATCTGGTGCTCCGTTAATATATGAAATGAGGGCTATGGGTATACCTGTGCAGGAGTTTACTCCTAGTAGAGGAAACGATAAAATATCGAGATTAAATTCTGTATCAGATTTATTTGCTTCAGGATTAGTGTGGGTGCCTGAATTACGGTGGGCAGAGGAGGTTGTTGAAGAAGTAGCTAGCTTTCCTGCGGGAGAGCATGACGATTATGTGGATTCTACATCGCTAGCGTTAATGAGATTTAGAAAAGGGGGGTATGTAAGAACACTTCTTGACGAAGAAGAAAGTGCGTTGAAACCTTTTGGTGTGCGTAGAGAACCCTACTATTAAGGATAAATTATGATTGAGCAAGATGAAGGTATACAAATAGAAATAGAAGACCCAGAAAAAGTTACAGTTGGTATTGGGGGTATGGAGATTGAAATAGACCCAGACGCAGAAAGCTCTGAGGATTTTAATGCTAACTTAGCTGAGGAAATGAGCGAAGAGGAGCTTCAGGGTATAGCTGAAGATTTACTTAGCGATTATGAAGATGATTTAGCTAGTAGAAAAGATTGGATACAGACTTATGTAGACGGTCTTGATTTATTAGGGTTGAAGATGGAAGAGCGTTCTGAACCATGGCCGGGAGCTTGTGGCGTACACCATCCTCTTCTAACAGAAGCTTTGGTTAAGTTTCAATCTGAGACTATTATAGAAACATTTCCTGCTGCAGGTCCAGTAAAAACTCAAATTATAGGTGAAGATACTAAGGATAAGAAAGAAGCGGCAAAGCGTGTCAAAGATGACATGAACTACCAGCTTACAGAGAAGATGGTCGAGTATAGGCCAGAGCATGAAAGGATGCTTTGGGGTTTAGGTTTATCTGGTAACGCATTTAAGAAAATCTATTATGATCCGAGTTTAGAAAGACAAGTATCTATATTTGTACCTGCTGAAGATATAGTTGTACCTTACGGTGCTTCTGACCTAGAAACTTGCGAGCGTGTAACTCATGTCATGAGAAAAACAGCAAACGAGCTTCGTAAGTTACAAGTAGGGGGTTTTTACAAAGACATTGATCTTGAAGAGCCCTCTGATAGCTTAGATGAAGCAGAAAAGAAAATAGCAGAAAAAATGGGGTTCTCGGCATCATACGATAATCGTCACAAGATACTTGAGATGCACGTAGATTTAGATCTACCGGGGTATGAGGATAAAGACGGCATTGCTTTGCCGTATGTGGTTACATTAGATAAGAGTTCTAGCACAGTATTATCTATTCGTAGAAATTATCAGCCAGACGATTCTGCTAAGAAAAAGCGTAACCATTTTGTTCATTATGGGTATGTCCCAGGATTTGGTTTTTACCATTTTGGTTTAATACACCTTATCGGAGCATTTGCTAAATCAGGTACCTCTCTTATAAGACAGCTTGTAGATGCAGGCACATTATCTAATTTACCTGGTGGCTTTAAAACAAAAGGTTTGCGAGTAAAGGGTGATGATACACCAATCAGTCCTGCAGAGTTTAGAGATGTAGATGTACCTAGTGGTTCTATAAAAGATAATATTATGCCTTTGCCGTACAAGGAACCTAGTCAAACTTTGTATAGTTTACTAGGAACTATAGTTGACGAGGGTAGGCGGTTTGCTAGTGCAGCAGATTTGAAAGTTGCTGATATGTCTGCGAACAGCCCAGTAGGGACAACTCTTGCTATATTAGAAAGAACCTTAAAAGTCATGTCTGCTGTACAGGCTAGGATTCATTATTCTATGAGGCAGGAATTTAGGTTATTAAAAGAGATAATAAGAGACTACACACCTACTACTTATAATTATAAACCAGACACTGGTTCCCCTATGGTTAAACAGGCAGACTACGACATGGTCGAGGTTTTACCTATATCTGACCCAAACGCTTCTACCATGGCACAAAAAGTTGTGCAGTATCAAACAGTTATGCAGATGGCTCAAGGGGCACCTCAAATTTATAACTTACCTCAGTTGCATCGTCAGATGTTAGATGTGTTGGGCATTAAGAACGCATCCAAGATTGTAGCTTTAGATGATGATGAAACACCTAGAGATCCAGTATCGGAAAACATGAATATATTGCGTATGGAGAAGTTGAAAGCGTTTATATATCAGGACCATGATGCACACATAACTGCACACATGGCGTTTTTGAACGATACTACTGTTGCTCAAGTAATAGGACAGAACCCTCAGGCAAAAGCAATAATAGCAGGACTGCAAGCACATATCGCAGAACATGTTGGGTTTAGATACAGAACACAAATCGAGAAACAAATTGGTGCACCGCTACCTAAACCAGATGTAGAGCTTCCAGAGGAATACGAATTAGAGATATCAAGACTTGTTGCTGAAGCAGGACAACAAGTAGCTCAAAACAATATAGCTGCTGCAGCACAACAAAAAGCTCAACAGCAAGCTAAAGATCCTCTTATACAGATGCAACAACAAGAATTGCAAATCAAAGCTCAAGAAGTTCAGAGAAAAGCTCAAAAAGACCAAGCAGATACAGCTATCAAACAAGCTCAGGTTGCTGTGGAACAAGAGCGTATTGCTTCTCAAGAACGTCAGAAACAGGCAGATACTATGGCTAAAGCCTTTACTGAGGACGCTAGACTAGAAGAAAAACAGACTACACCTTTAGTAAAAGCGATGATTGATGAGCAAATAGCTGCAAATAAAGCAGATGATGATGCTGTAAGGCAAATTTTACAAGATTCTATGAAAGACGATACGAAAGGTGAGCAATGATAGATTCTGTGTATTTAGCACTTATAAGCACCATGGACAGAGAAATAACTAATATACAAGAACATTTGGCTGACGGATCAGCTAAATCATTTGACGAGTATAGACATCTTTGTGGGGTGGTTAAAGGTCTTACCATCGCAATTGGACACGTAAAAGACCTGCAACAAATTAACGAGGAAGAAGACGAGTATGGCGATTGAAAACGAAGAAAAAGCTACTCAACTACCGCAACCTTCTGGGTATCACATTTTATGCACGATACCTAATATAGAAGAGAAGTATGAGAGTGGTCTTATAAAAGCAGACACAACTCTTCATTATGAAGAAGTTTTAAGCACTGTGTTTTTTGTAGTAAAGATGGGGCCTGATTGTTATAAAGACAAAGATAGGTTTCCAAGTGGTCCTTGGTGTAAGGAAGGTGACTTTATATTAGCTAGACCTAATTCTGGCACTAGGGTAAAAATACATGGGAAAGAGTTCCGTTTACTTAACGATGATAGCGTGGAAGCAGTAGTTGAAGATCCACGAGGCATTTCACGAGCATAGGAGATAAAGATGGCAGAAGAGCAAGTAAAACAGGAAGAAGAAAAAGTAGAAAAGGTAGA